CATATACTATGGCAACAAGATCAATTGGATATACACAAAGCGTATATTGTGCTTTTCACAATAGTTAATATTATAATATTTTAATATATTACCGCATTTTACCGCCGCAGGCAATCCAACCTAAATCTCAAAAAAAATCTAAAAAAAATATTTTATTATGTGTGTCTTTCTTTTTTTATGCACACGCCACCCCTCGTTGCCTTTTCGTTGAAAAAAAAGTAGGTTGAGAAATCTGACTTCATTTCATAGTAGGTTAAATATTTCACAACATAAATGTAGCTAGAAAAAAAAATAAAAAAAGATGGAACCTTTTAGCCCGTTAATCATATACAGTACAGTTCTTTGAAAATGTTTTTCTCGCCCCCGGTGAATCTACCGCACCATTGCCTGACAGCGTGCGGGGGGCGTTAGCGGGTCTAAATCCTTAGGGTAACCCGTGACTATTCTCAACCCTTAATAATAAATAATAGGAGGTTCAAAATGAACCAATATGATGAATACGCACAAATGATGAACGGTGCACAATCTAACGGTATTTCACAATCTAACGGTATTATACCAATTCAACCAATCGCACAACCAGCAAACATTACGAATGAGGCTGTTGTTGTGGATTCTGTTGACATTCCACAAAATGTTAATGGCGGTACATTTGACCCATTTTGTGAGATTGATGTCCTACCTTTAGAGAATGCGGACGGCTTTCAAAGTGGTGCCCGTAACGTGAGAGTTAAAAGAGATACTGGGCAATATTTAGAGGCTGGTATTGTTAGCCCTAAATATCTGTTAATCAAGAATAAATCTATCAATGATAAATGTAATATTATCAGAGATGAATCTGGCTTAGACTGGGAACATGACAGGGTATTCTTTGACGGCAAACGATATAAGAATGTCTTCAGAACTCAATCTATTCAAAGAGAGCTTAATAATGGTGATGTTGCTTATTTGACATTTACCGAGATTAACAGCTATGACCAAAGCTCACCAGCTGGCTGGCGTATTGACTTCATGATTCAAGTCTGTAAGAATGGTATGCTGTCAGCTAGGCACGGTATTGGTAAATCTTTTGCCCATACCATGTCCAATGTTGACTGGCAACAGGAGATTATGACAGCTACCGCCACTCTCAGGGGTGAGGGTATTGTCAGAAGACTGGACAGTTTTGCAAATGCTTGCGGTAAACTACAAGCCCCTTTGACTATGGAAGCCCTGACAGATATCAGGAAAAACCATATCAATAAGCTACCAGCCTTACGATACGGTGAAATCTTAGACAAGTTTCACAATAAACCTGAATACAAGGATGGGCGCTTATGGGACTTTATGCAAGCGGGTACTAATACCTTATGGCACAAGGATAAGATAACCAAGGCTGTATTTGACAATAATGCTCACTTTGTGGATGGTATGCTTGACTTTGGAGAAAAAGCCTACGTTTCATAATATAATTAAACTAAGGGGGGCGCAAGCCCCCCGAAAGGTATTTTCTTTTTTTTTTAATATTTTTTTTATATAATCTATTCACGTAGGTAATTCAAGTAGATATTTTAAAATATAAGATTCACGTAAAGACTAAATGCATTGTGAAATCTATTTTTATTATAGAATATTCACGTAGCTACTATTTTATTAATATAATTCACGTAACTAGCCAGATTGTACAATATAAGGGGCAATAGGTAATATATTAATATTATATCTTTTATTTATATTATATATATTAGTATTAATATTATAATATATTAATATTAGCGAAAACAAGATACCCGAACTTACCCCCGACAAACAAATTATTTTAATTATTTTGGAACTTTTTTTTACTTATCTTGTATACAATACAACAAACGCAAAGGAATTTTTAAAATGAAATTAATTGTAAAAATAAAAAATGTTTATGGTAAAGATTTAATTTATCCTGTCTGTAATAAAGCACAAGTTTTTACAAACTTGATGAACAAAAAAACTATGGATAATTATGATATTAGAAAAATAAAAGAGTTAGGTTATACAATAGAAGTAGAAACACAAACTTTATAAGGGTAAAAGGGGGGTTAGGGTTTCCTTTCCTTAGCCCCCTAAAAACTTTGGAACTTTTAAAATAATAAAACGTATAAAATAAAAACGAGAGGAAACAAAAATGGATGAACAACAAAAAACTTGCGAACAATTAATAGATAGTAGATTAAAAGACAGAGCCAACGATATTAGAAAGTATATGGAGGTTGACGATATCTGGGAAGATGCAGTAGAAGATTTGGGATTGTGGGAGAGCTACGGATTGTGCTTTGATTATGTAGAGGCGAATACATTTGACAATCAAGAAGAAGGATACTTTAGGTATCAGCTTTCGTGGGGTGGTCCGAGTGATGAAATAAATTTCTATCGTGACGGACGGGTAGAATACAGATACAAAGATTGGTTTGATGGTGCAGTTCGAGAGCTAGACACCACCGAGGATTGGGTGCAGTGGTTGGATGATATGCTATTCCTCGGAGAGAAAGAATCAATCTTTGAGGAAAAAGAATTAGAAGAATGCACAATGTAATACAGATTGTGAAATAAAAATAAACTACAGAAAGAAAACTAAACTATGAAAGAAAGAACTAGAAGAGCCTTAATAGATTTAATGATTATAACCGATGAACACAATTTATTAAGAGATGTAGATGAAACTCCAAAAGATTATAAAGATACAAAGAAACAAGCCTATTACGAACTGATGGCATTTATAAAAGAATATGGAGACAAGGGAACTAAATAACAATTGATGCGTATAAAACAAAAACAAAGGAAAGAAAGATGAACACAAAAATAAGTAAAGATTGGTTTGCAAACGTACTATCAAGGTTCGTTGCTTTTGAGATGGATGAGGAAGAACAACAGAAATTTATTGAAACATTGATACAAGATTGGATGTATAGCAATAAACATTTTGACTTGCGTTGGATGGCTAAACATCTTAATCACCCAGATTTTGGAGAACCTATCAATAAGCTAGAGAACGACACTTTTTGGGAAAAAGAATTGAACACTATAAAATAAAAGAAAGGGATAAGATGAACGACACAACAAACAAAGACTACAAGCAGTTAGTAATCTGGAGAGGAACCATAGTTGGAGAAGAGAACATAGAGGACTTTGAAAAGTTCTTTCACGATGAAGGCTTTAGTGTGAAATATGCAACAGAGTTTGAAACATTGGCAGGTAATGGAGGAGAAGGTGGACGCAAGGATGTACTCTTCTATGTACACGGAAAGGATATTCAGAAGTTTACTATGTACAGATTAAAGCATGAAGGAATGAGTTGGTGGGAGGATGCAATTGACAACGAGGGAGAAATATTTCCAGAGAGAATATTAGATAAATATGAATATTCTTGGAACTAAAATCAAACACAAGCGTATAATAAATAAAGAGAGGAAACAAACATGGCGATGTATACACCACAACAAGAGTACGGATGCGACGGCACGGGATGCAACGAGTCAATTAAGATTGACATGGAGATAAGATATAGAAACTACGGAGATGATGATGGCTTCTATTGTTGGAAAGAAACAACCAAGACCTTAATCAACGATTGGGGTTGGACAGAGGACGAGCAAAACGATGAGATTCACTACTGCGATGCTTGTTCAGAAAGTGAGGTGAACTAATGAAAGGCAAAGAAATGTATTTTCACATCCATCAAGATTACGAAGGGGATATTATAAGTCCTTTTTGTCCTGATTCGTACAAGCTTAAAGAGCTAATTGGAACTAAAGTATTTAGTAACAATCAAATTCATAAAGTATTAGATTTAGGATTTAAAATTACTTTCATTGTAAATATAGGAACTCTTTACGAAAAAATGTTAAAAGCTTTTATAAAAAACACTAGCCTTAAGCACGACGAGACTACTAATAGCAACGAAACAATAACGATAATTCATAACAACCCTAATACAAAAGCAGGGGCATTACAGCCACATATAAGAGAACTAAAAGATTATCTCGCTAAAAAGAAATATGGTGAATATGAGGAGGTGAACTAATGGGTAGATACTACAATGGAGATGTAGAGGGTAAATGGTGGTTTGGCGTACAATCCTCAGATACTCCAGAAAAGTTCGGAGGTTATGAAACACATATAGATTACACAATATCCAACGATGACACGTTCAAGAACAGAATGGAGTGTATAGAGAATGACTTGGGAGATAGGCTACCGATTTTAGAAAAGTTCTTTAAGGAAGAACCTTACTATAACAATGAGAGGTTACACAAATATATGTCTAAACATATCGAGGGCTACAAATTAGAGTTGGTAAGTCAAGACGTTGAGGACTACGCAGACTACTGCTTTGGGAAGGAAGTTCAACGGCACTTCAAGGAAAGTGGCGAGGATTATTGCAATGTTAATTCGGAGTTGTAAAAAAACTGGGGAACTTTTGAAGTATTCCCGAGTTAAAGAAGAAAAGAAAGGACAACAGATGGACAGAGAATTAGCACAGAAGGGGATAGATGCCTACGTTGACGCAGAGTTTCCCCTGAACATATTCAAAAGTTGGGATGTCGTGATGAACTTCTTCAGTGAGGTAGAGCAAAAGACAGACGAAGAATCGCAAGAGATGTACGACAAGCTACCCGATGAGGTCATGCTTTACAGAGGCATACTAGCGAAGGAGAAGTTTGACACAAAGCTAGGGGCGTCATGGACAACCAATGAGGAGGTAGCAAAGATGTTCGCCCTACGATTCAGTAGATTAGGAGGTACGCCCTACATTATAAAAGGCGAGATAGATAAGGAGAACATATTGTACTTCACAAATGCCAGACAAGAGTCAGAGGCTATAATCAATCCAGATTCTATGATATGGATGGACTACGAGGAGTTATAAAGATGAAAAAGTATTATCAGACGTTGCGTGAGGCAAAGAAAGCATTGAAACAAAACCCTTATGGTTACGACTTAAGGATATGGGACTTAGGTAAGCATAGGAAGAAAAGAAGGTTCTTTGTGGGCACTAAGCTCGAATGGCTTAACTTTGCAAGATGATAGGATTTAGAAGGTCATATTATTGTATTGGACATTTTGTCATGCCACTATTTATATTGTGGTATATGATACCGGCACATTAGGAAATATAAATGCTACGTGAAAAGATACATCAACTACGAGGCGAGGGATATAGCTATAATGCTATTTCTAAGCTCTTAAGATGCTCTAAATCAACGATTAATTATCATTTGGTACTTGGGGCTAAAGAAAAGATTTTAGCTCGAAATAAGCGATATAAATGGAAGAAGAAAGTTGATGAATATAATCTTGGTTTGCGTGAAAGATACGAGTGGAAGTACGATTATTTATTAGATAGACAGTGCGTAGTGTGTGGCGAGAGTAATCCATTAGCTTTGCAGTTTGACCACAGAAGTAAATATATCAAGACGGATAACATGGCAAATCTTTTTCGGAACAAAGTGACGATTGAAGAGTTAGAGAAAGAGGCAAAGAAGTGCAGGGTGTTGTGTGCGAATTGCCACCAAATAAAAACAGCGAAGGAGACTAACAGAATGTTTTATCAGATATGTATGGAAAGAAAAATAGAGGATTTTATAAATGAATGCGGAAGATAAGAAAACTTTTATTGCAGAGAACTACCCAGATTGTATGGTAGCAAACGGATTTGGAGATGCTATCTTAGGAGTCGTAGAGAGGCACGGACATGAAACAGTAGTTTTGTATGACAAGAATAAATGTATTGAGATACTAATGGAGAAGCATGGAATATCAGAAGAAGATGCGTATGACCACTTTTACTATCATGTAGCGGGTTCCTACGTTGGCAAGTATACTCCATGCTTTGCCGAGATTTTGTAATATAAATAGAAAGGGTAATAAAGATGAATGTAAAAGAATCGTTAGGAGATTACGAAAAAAAGATATTCGATAAGTTCGGATATGATGTTAATAAATTAAACGATGAGCAGATAGAAATTATTCTACAACCTCAATGGGCACCAGAAAACTTTTATCAAGATGGAGAGATAGATAGTAGAATGGCAGACAGAATATGGGTTAAAAGGTTGATAACGCTCGGAGTTTACAATAGAAACTACGTTGAGTACATTCTAGGGTGAAGCTTAGGGTATGGACACAACTAAAGTAGTATTGATTAATTGAAGTTAATTTCACAAATAACAATAATCAGTTTATACCCTAAAAAAATATTTGGGAACTTTATTGAAACTTAATAGTTATAAGAGTATGGGTATCATTATTGAAAGTAGGACAGAAATTGTCAGGGTGTTAGAAACCTATCTTGATACCCTTTTAACGAGAGCCTCTGTATTCAGATGTGTGTTGGGCAGTCTGGACCCTTCAGAGAAAACTGAGGTCTTGCTTGAAGGTGCACTAAGGCAAGAGACCAAACAACGGAGGCTCTTAAATTTAAGGACAAAAGTATGAACAAAAACAGCGTTAGATACTTAGAAAGACTAATGAAAGCAGAGATGGATAAACACAGGGTGGCTTTAAAAGATTTAAGATTTAGACAGCGTGGCATTGAAAAGATTGTAAATGAAGTAATGCCACAAGATGCAGACAGATTGGTAAAGATAGGCGACAGGGCAAAGTGGTTGATGAACAATGTACCAGAGAATTACAAGTACGGAGAGTTGATAGAAATTAATAACGCAATCGCTAGTAACTTGCATGAACATTTGCAAAGAGTAGCAGAAAGGTATATAGGTGAGTTATGATAGGTGGAGACAAGACAGCAGTACAATGTCCAGAGTGTGATGAGACTTTGGTTTGGTGGGAGTTCGGAGATTCTGGAGACCAGTCAGATTTAGGAATGGGCTGTGAGAATATAAAGTGCGAGGGCTTTGAGGTACAGCCAGATGACGTTTACTCAGCTATCGTAGCAGAAACAGAAAGACTAATATCGTAGTGCACGTTTGTATTGCCAAAGGTTTTTTTCGGGAAGTCAGTTCATCACTTCCTCTTTATTTCCCTTTGGCAAGCACTGCGATAAAGCGGGGGAGGTATTTTAAACACGCACCTCCCCCCACTCTCGTTTAAGATTTATAAACAAGAAAGGCATAATATGTTAGTAAAGGATTTTTTTAAGTGGGCTAGGAACGAATCAAAGGTAGAGCTTGACCTGATGGAAAAGAAGGGAATTGAGTACACTGTATCAGACGATGATAAACTTGCTAACTTCAAGTCAATCGGCGAAAGGCTCAAATGCAAACCGGAGTTTGTAGCGATGGTGTATTTACTAAAGCACATGGATAGTGTAAGGAACTACGTATTACAGGGTACGGAAGCGTCTAACGAACCGATAGAAGGCAGGCTCAGAGATATACGTAACTATTGTTTACTGTTAGGTGCGTTAATAAAGGAAAGAAAAGAAGAAGGCAAAGGATTTGAAAAAGAGTCACGTGACTTCTTTAAGCTAACAGATAATTATATTAGCGACCTGCAGAAAAAAACAAAAAAGAAAGGAACAAAATAACATGGGTATAGTTAAAGGACTATGTTCACTGATTGTGTATGAATGTAAACATAATAAAGAATTTATTTTAGGAATAATAATAGGAATCATTATCGGTAAGATAATATAGAAAGGTTAATAGTGTTAGCGAATTACGACAAGATTATAGAGCAGATACAAGCCGAGATAAAAAGGATACGGGAGGCTAACAAGAAATTGTTATTGAAGAATAGTACATTGCAGTACGCAGAAAATACGATGTACTTAGCAGGTCTCTACAAAGCACTGAGCATCATAACTGACCATGTTCGTGATGAATTGAACGAGCTAGATAAGTGGGCAGACGACAAACAAAATGACATTTCTGCTTGAATATGGCAAGAAACGGTGTAAATTCCGGAAGAATCAGCAATTATTTAGGGAAGATTATGTTGTTAAATAAAACTGCAATTAGAAAAATGTTTCACGATGAGGGCATACAAGTGAATGTACTTGCACTCAATATTGTAGAACGCCTTGTGAGGTACGTGGTAGATTCTATGATAATTGGAGCAAAGTTTAAAAAAGTAAAAAGGGTTAAGCCTAGCAATATACAAAAGATATCTGATGAAGAAATAAAAGCTATGCTTATACACATGGATGATAGACCTTTTTAAGATATACGATGACTACATTATGGACCTCAAGGGCGAAAACTATGATGCTCGATATGAAGGTAAGGACGAATGGTTCCACGCATCTGGTGCAGGTTTGTGTATGCGTAAACACTACTTCGCCCAGATAGAAAAGCTACCGACCGGAGACAAAGACTCTAACACGATGCGACTCTTTAGACTTGGCGACTTGGTTCACGGAGATATGCAGGAAGCCTTAGAAAGATTTGCAAAGAAGAATGGGTACGAGGTTCACATTGAGACGGAGATTTTGATTCCACGATTGAATGTGCGCAGCTTTGTAGATGCTATGATTCTAAAGGACGGTGCATTGTACGATATCAAAACGTGCAACGATTTCAAGTGGCAATCCATCTTCGGAAGATACGGAAGCAAAGAGGCACCGCAAAATTATGCAATTCAGTTGGGAACTTATGGGCTTTATTATCGTGAAAACAATATAAAGATAAACAAGATGGCACTGCTCTTTTATAATAAGAACAATTCACGTGTCAAGGAGTTAAAGGTGCCAAGAAGATATATCGATATCGCAGAGAGGTATTGGTTGAAGGTAGAAGAATTATTTAAAGACGGCTTACCACCGGTAGAGAAGGGGTTTTCTCCAGTAGAAGATTGGGAGTGTAACTCTAAATATTGCTCGTTTTACGAGCCTTGTGGTGGTGGCATTAAAGGAATACAAGAAAGGGAAAACAAATGGAGCAAGAGGTAGATTGGGAAAAGGTAAATAGAGGCAAGGTGCGATATGGCTTTGCACTTGAATTGTACAAGCAGGGTAAGATGTTGAAGCCTACTGAAATAGCAAAGATAGAAGCGTTTGTAGGATACGTAATGAACGGCGTGGATGAGGATAGTCCACCAGATAGACCGGTCGTTAAAAAACCATACATGGATAAAGAAGAGTGCAAGAAAGTCTTAGAGACAGAGCAGGAAGGGACCAAGAAGTTTGTAGAGGCTATGGTTCATTTAGATATGGATGGTCTCAAGCAAGAGGATTCAGATAAGGTCTTAAAAGCGTTAGCCGATGGCAAGATTACAATGGATAATCTTCAGGCATCTTTAGATAAGATGCACCAAATAAGAAAATCCTATAAGTAAATGTCCGGTGACTCCTACTACATACCAACTGGGGACAGTGCGAGCTCTCGTATTCCCGCCGGTGAATACAAAGCTATGATATGCGACATAGAAGTTATGAAGGATATGCGTTGCGGGGGATTCATAGCTGATGTATTCAAGCCAATATATCGTATAATACAATCAGATTACGAAGGAACAGAGATAAAAGATAGCGGTCTCTTTAGGTATAAAGAAGCACAAGGCTATCAATTCAAGCCAAACCGAAACTGGGGCTTTGCAAAGTTCTGCCAGACTCTAGGCATACAAAAAGAAAACAGAGGTAGAGTATCACTTCCATACCTGCAGTTAAGTATGTTTAATAACATAGAAGTAATGATAGCAATAAGTTATAAGAACTTTATAAATAAAGAAGGCACAAACGTAAGCTATCCAGTAGCGATACTTAAAAAGAAAATAGAGGAGGTTCCGTTTTGATACACTGGAACAAACTAAAGATAAAGCCAACAGATGACATGACAGATGCGGATGTCAGGGATTTCGTGGAATGGGTAACGAAAAAAGCAGAACGATTAGGTTTCAACGTAGAGTTAGATTTGTACAAAGAGTCTGGCTCTGGTTCTTCAGAAGCAATAAGTCCCAACCCACTGGCTACCAATGAAAGCGATTAAAGTTATCTTGAATCAAGGACAGCTAAAAGACATTACCAAGCAGGTAAGAGACGAGGGAGGTGCAGACTACCGGTTTGATGTAAACCTTTTGGAGGGTAAGCTGTCCGAAAATAAATGGGCAGAAATCCTAGAGACTGTAGAGTTTAAGAAAGATTACAAAGCTTGGGACACAGGGAATATAGCTGTAGAGTACAGTAATAATGGAAAGCCAAGTGGTATCTCTGTTACAGAAGCTAAGTATATTGCATACGTACTTGTAGATGAAAAGCAAAACGAGAACGTAGCTATTTTTATAAAGACAGAGGTGTTTAAGAAGATGTGTCGTAAATACTTAAGACACCCGCAAAGAGACATTAAAGGTGGAGATAACTTTAGCTCTAGTCTAATCTTACTACCAGTTGAAGAGCTACTAAATCCTAAATTTATATTTGAGTCAGAGGATGATAGAAAAGAATGGGAGTATAAATGTAGAGACTGTGGTTACGTATATATTTCACAATCTAAAACACTTTTTAAAATCTGTCCAGATTGTATAAAAGTAGATAAAAAAATCAAGTTGGAGATACTTTGAAGAATAAGCACAAGACCAATAACAAAGACAGAGACAAGCAGATTACACACTTGTTTGAAAGAGTGTATGGCTTAGGTCAAGAACTGCGGATGGTAAGGACCCTTTTAGAAAACTATATAATATGGAATGGCGATGTCGAAAAATTCACAAAATACTTACAAGAAGACCAAGAAAAAAGAGAATCAAAGACGGGGAAGAAGAAACCGTCAAAGAGGAGCAGAGCTACAAAGGCAAGCAGTAAATCTAGCTAAGGAATTTAAACTAGAGGCTTTCAATCGAGACAGAGGTGGAGCGCAACATGAGATGGGTGACATAGAGATTGAAGGTAACTACTACGGATGCAAAAGAAGAAAGTCTATTGCGACTTGGGTAAAGCCAGAGAAAGAAGAAGTGGGCGTGGTAATACGAGAAGATAGAGGCGCACCATTTATGGTGGTCCCATTAGAGCACTACTTGTTCTTAGTGTCGCTTAGTAAAGAGAAGATTTAGCGGGGGAGATTAGCAAAAGAAAAAGTTGGTTGGCGCTAACTAAAACTTTGAACAATCTGTGGCGTAAAAGTAGCCCGCTAAAAATTAACAAACGAAAGGAGCCAAGAATGGCATTTGAACATAAACCAAATACTGCTACAGTATTTTTTAACGGAAAAAAAAGCGGTGAGAACCAACCAGATTTCACAGGAAAGGGTAAGGTTGGAAATAGCTTGATGGAGTTCGCTATGTGGAGAAAGAAAACTCAGAAGGGTGATGAGTATTTTTACATGAGTTTTAAGGAACCATCAGAAAAATTCGGCAATAAAAAGAGTAATGACGACCCTTTTTAGAAAAAGCTTGAATAAAGGCTGTAACGGGGGTAATTTCGCATTATCCCCCACAGCTATATATTGTATCAAAAAATTATTTTTATCGTTATATAAGCTAAATTAGGGGGTGTTTTTGTTCGCAACATATCAAAAATATACAAAAAGTAAGTCTTTGTTTGTAAAGTGCCCCCTAATAAAATCAAAGTGCGCAATGTGCGGAGAATCGGCTTGGAACCCTATGCTAGATATCTATGATTCTAAAACATATTTGCATTGTGGAATGATTTCAGGATATGAAACAAGAGTAGATGCACTAGAAAAGTGTTGGCTTAAAATGGAGAAGAAAGAACAGGTTAAATTTAAAAAACAAAAGAAGAATGAATACTACGCTCTGAATCCTAGCAAGATGCACAGGATGAAAGTCACTTATTATTAAAAATCCATCAACGGGTCTTTAGTCTCTTCCTCTAGCCTGTTATACTTTCTCATTAAATATTTGTTAATTTCTTCAGGTCCAATATCTCCCATAGTCAATGGTCTTTCTGGAAAAGCATTGTTCCACTCATTTATAACTCTTTTTGCAGAATCGTCTTGGTCTGCTAACATAAAATCAAATATTTTTTTCTTGGTTACTGACAAAAAGCTTCTTCTCCTGTCGCTTCTTTGCTTAGGAGTTTCCAGTCTTCTTGCCGCCCTACTGACTTGCGTTCCAAATATAGGTGCTAAGTATTTAGCTGAACGCCTTAACGTAATAGAGTTAGGACCAAGTTCTATCATGTCGTTTCCAATCCTTTGCATAGCAGAGTACATTTTAAATGAATCCTGTATTATTGCTGGTTTTGCTAAAAACTCTACAGACCTCCAAGGGCTCTCAGATGACACAATATCAGACACAATACCAAATGCGCCAACAGCACCTATTGCTTCACGGAAATCTTTTAGCGTGTACTCTCCTTGCCCATCAGCATTTAGCCTGTAGTTGTCATCGTATATATCTTCTCCTGAAAGCGCATTAGAGTATGTGGCTTTTGACCAGTTTACAAACGCACCACCAAATAAGCCTGCAGCTCCTAATCTTAAAAAGAAAGTTAGGTCCTTATCTTTTATAGCCTGATTGACCCATCTTGAAAGCATTTCTGCTTGCCTGTATCCAAACCTTTTGAATAGTATAAACGGTTGAAACTTAGGATTGTTAAAAAAATTAGGCTCTAAAAAAACATTCTTCTGTAATTGTGTACTTGAAGAAAATTCATACATAGCTTTTGCAACGTTTTTAGGTGTAATCTTTTGGTTAAAATCTGTGATACCTAACTCTCTTAGATTTCTAATAGCAAAGTCTCTTCTACGTGCCTGCCTCAATGTCTTTGGTTTTATTTGAGCAGATTTTTGCCACGTCTTAACGGCTTCTAAAGATGTATACGCAGATACTAACTTATTAATTCTATTAATCCTTTGGAACTGTGTTGCGGCTGTTAATTTATCAGCCATTAACCCTAACTTAGATTGATTTTGTGGTTGAAATCCTGCTATCATTTCGTGTAACTCTAAAGTACCTGCCCCTGAGTTTTTTTTAATTGCATCTCTATATTTTTTATTTGTTATAGCATAGTATGTACCCTTGAAGAAAGGACTGTACCCTAACTTCAGAGCGGTAGAAATAAAAGTTTGCGTTACGTTTGGAATGGTAGCAAATCCAAGACCTATTTTAGTAGCTACTTGAAAGTTAACCAAGTCGTTTAATATGTTCTTTGCTTTGAGATTATAATTATATTTTGGATTTAGCTCTATTAAACCTGTGTATGTATCAAAAGCCCTTTGTAAAATATCTGCTTGCTCTCCTAGTTTTAGAGCCTGCAAGCTTTTTATTTTATCAAACATAACCCTGCCGTCTTTACCTACGTTTTCAGCATAAGCAACCCTTTTGGTAGCCTGTGCAATGTAATTCATTAGCACTAAACCTGCATCCTTTTCGTATATTTGGTCACGAACTTCTTTTGGTAATTCTTTTTCTTTTCTTTTTCTTTCAAGGTTTTTGTTTAGCACTACTCTTTCACTAATCACATTATTCCTAAGCCTTTCAAAAGCCTGCGAAAAACCAACATTAATACTTTGACCTCTATTAGCCCTAGCTCTTTCTTGTATAATAGACTGACGCATACTCTCTAATATTTTTACTGTCTCAGGCGAAAACCCTTCTCTCATAAAATCTCTAAGATTTTGCTCAAATCCGGGCTTTCGTATTAAGTCAGATGACAATGTGCGAGGGTCTAATGTTGCTATCTTGTCTATGTCAGTATAAAGAGCTTTCATTATCTTTGGCTTCATAACTCTTGGAAAGTAATTTTGCACAAAAGGTGCTAGGTCTAACCCAGACTTTTCAGATATACCCCAAGTTTTATAAAGAACTTTTCTAATATTTTCTGTTCTCTTCACAGCTCCAGCATCTGTTGATTCCAAGTCTCTCCCTAACTGTTCTCTAATTTTTTTATTCCTACCTGCTTTTAAAAAACTTCCAGTCACCTGATTTAAGTTAAACTGTTTTCCATCAGGTGTCGTAAATGGAGCATTGTTAAGTTCTGTTGCAAGTCTAGAAAATAAAGTAGCATTTCTAGAGTTCATGTTTTCAATAAGCCTACGCCCAGTGACAGCTATAGGGTGAGTAAGTCTATACTTAGTAGGAATTATTTCTTTTTTAACCCCTAAGAAAGCCTCATAGATTGGAGTAGGTAGGACTTTTTGCACTAGAGATTTTGCTGAAACCTCTGGCACTTCTATTGCATCTTTCTTGTAGCGTTTCAGTATATCATTGGTCGCTTTTCTTCTGCGCAAATCTTCTAGTAATCTGTATTTTCCAGCTCTACTAAGCTTTTGATAGTTAGACCTAAAGCCACCTTTTTTCTCTATTAAATCAAAAGACTTATTGCTGTCCCTACCAAAGGCTGCCTTGTCTATGGCTTGCTTGAAATCTAAATCAGAGAGGTTTAATTCTTTTTTTAAGCCAAAACTTCTCTTTCTCATAGCAGTCGGAATATTTACACCGAACCTGTCAGTTTCTCTGGTGTAATTTTTAAAGAACTCTTTCTTTGGAATATTAAAAGTCTTGTTATTACTAACATCTTCAACCTTAAACATTGGCTGTTTTCTTTCTTTACCTGTCCAGTCTGTTAATATTCTCACTGTTTTTTGACCAGCGTTATCTTGCCAAGTTTCTTGCGCAACTCTATTCCTTGCAGACGTTTTTGCTTCTTGCTCTGCTGCTATCCTTAGTTGCTCTTCTGATTTTGCTCTATTAGTAATTCTGCTAGGAACCTCTATTGTTTTCTTAACAATAGCTCTTTTTAAAGTTAAACCACCAATGACACCAGCAGCGTGTATATAAGATTCTGCAGAGGGAAGCTCTCCTTCTAGCAAAGGAGATGCAGTGCCAAAGACACCTGTTTCTACTGTCTTTTCTGCGCCAAAAGATTGATACTTTGTGAGCCCTTTCCTTGCTGCGGCTTGTTGAACTTTAGCACCTACACCTCCAGTCAATGCACCGAGAGCACCACCACTTACGCTGTCTTTTAATGTTCTTACGATGTCAACATCGTCTGTAGTTACTTTTTGACCTAGCGATGATTGTAAACCTGAATAAAACCCAAGAGCGGTACCACCTGTTAAGGATTTTGCTCTGGCTTGATTTAATATTCTTTGACTGCCTATATTAACAGCTCTTACTGCTAGTTCTTTTCTGGCACCGGATTTTACAAGTTGATTGACTGCTAGTTTTTTTACAGCTGCGCCACCTAACCCACCGCCTATAGCTAAAGTTGCGAAGTCAACAGGCGTCGCAAAGCTTATAACAGTGGAAGCAATGTCCTCCAACATATTAGGGTCATAGTCACGGTCTACGTCAAATACTTTTTTACCTCGACTTACCTCTCTAGCCATACCCTCTATGCTTTGATTGTAGCCTTGCTTTACCCAGTTAGGTAGCCATTCACCCGGTATGAAACCGTAAAGCCTAGATTCTTTTTCTGTTTGACCACCGGGAAGTTGACCATACAGATTTAGAATCTCAAGTTTTCTTGATGCACGGTCTGACATATATCTATAAGTTAATTTTTTCTAAATCATTTATAAGATTAGTATCACCCTTAAATGGGTTGTTTCTAGAGCGTATCCTACCTTCTTTGTCGTAGGCACTTTTAGCAATCTTTGTAAATTTTTCTATTTGTTTTTTCAAGCTCTTTCTTAGATTCTTGCCTGCTAAAGTACTAGGGTCTATTGTCCTGTAGTAATCCACACCATCCAAAATTAATTTACGTAAATTTTCTGCTGCGTTTGCGTACTCAGGTGTATTTATTTCTTCTGGACTTGCTTGGTAACTTGCACGGACTTGCATTTGTCCAAATAACCTGTCTGTTTCTGCTTCAAAGCCTTTCATAGCCCTAAACTGTTCTCTGCTGAGATTCTTTCTAATAGCTGGTCGCCTGTCCTCAAATCTCTCATCCATCTTAGCACTTTCAAGAGGGCTTATAGCGCCGGGCACACCGGGAAGCAAGCTAAAGCGTGTCTCAAAAGAGCCTAACTGACCTTCTAATCGCTTGTTAGCTTCATCGTCTTTTACAAAGCTAGTGTTAATCTTTGGGCTTGGTTTGTCTTCAGCTGTTTCTGCAGGTGGGGCGGTTATTTCACCGTCTATACCTTTTTCCAAATCTTCTAAATTATCTGTATCAACACCAGTATCTCTTAATATACTGTCTAAATCTGCATCTCTTATGCCTTCTACTTTTGGGTAAGAACCAAAGCTTTCTTCATATTCTTTTCTTGCGCCAGCCCTGACTGTGTTTAATTGTTGCTGTATACTGCCAAGATATTGCTCTAGCGTAATACCTTTATCGGCTGGTATCTGATTGTAGGTTGCCATTGGATTCTTAAGTATAGCTTCAAATTCTCTTATTTCATCTCCAAAAGATGTTTGCATTTCCTCGTTACGAGTAAAAGTAACTTCATCCATCGTTGATTTTTCTATATTTTTTAAAGTAGTGTAATTGTCTGAACTTAGACCTTTTTCTCTATACAAATTTTTAATCGCATCCTGTCTGGCTGACGGCTCTAAAGAGTTTAGCTCATAAATTCTATCCTGTAAACTGTCTTGTCTATCAAAGCTTTCTTGAAATGTGCTTATAAGCTCTGGGTTATCTTTAACAAGGGGATGTTGTTTTATTAAAAGTCTTTTTACATCTTCAGTCGCCCCGCTATATACCTGATTAAACTCTTGTATTTGTTGATTTTTAAGAGCTCTTTCTTCGATTCCTTTTCTGTAAAGACGGTCTTCTTCAGCGCTCTGCCTTGCAACATTAAGTCTTTGTTCTTGTAAGTCAAGCTGCCTGTTTCTTAGATAACCTTGTAGTAAAGTTTGAGTTGCTTCACCAAAAAAATCTCCGTTTGCCATTATTTCTTACCTGTTTTGTTATTGTTAACCATACATCCTGCGCTCATCTCTTGCACGCATTTCCTCATACTCTTCTCTAGCTTCTTCCAAAGTCTTAGTAGGGTCTGCCCTAAGAATATCTTCAGGACTCTGTACGTCTGGATTTGCGGCTGGGTTTACACCAAAATTAAATCCAGCTGTTTGCTCTATATCTCTAATAGCGCTTAATAAATCACCTTGGAATCCTTCTATTACCCCTCTTCTTTGTCTTGCTGTATCTGTTCTAAGGCTATCAAGTGCACTAGCCATTTGTCTTTGTCCAGCGCCACTAGCAGCAAATCCGCTTTGACCCGCCATCTGGGTTGCTTGACCTCTTAAGTTTGCTAAGTTTGACTGACCTGCTGTCTGTATATCGCCTAACTGTTGGGCGTACCCCATTCCAAACTGAGGTAAGTCGCTTAAATACTGCTGAAGCCTTGGGTCATCAGCTATATCAGAAAACCCTATCTGTCTTAAAGCTAAAAGCGGGTCCATAGCTGTTCCATAAGCCAAAGGCTGTGAAGTTGCAGGAGAAGTAGGTGGAGGAGGTGGAGGTGAAGGCAGCGGATTAATCATACCTACTCCTCCCTCTTCAAAATCATCCATTCCAAATCTATCTACCATACCCCCTACTTGCATCGTTGGCGTCAGCATATTTAACAATCCGCCACCTCTGAACATAACACCCGTAGACTCAGCAGAAGTTGGCTGTAAGAATCTTGAAAAGTCCAAAAAGTTTGAACGTGGTTGGTTTTCCATTGGGAGTATTGGGTTGAAGTCAGCTAAGGTTGTTTCTGGTATATCTGACAATTCAATATCTCCTAATAGACCTGCCGTATCACCGATTGCTGGAGAGGATAAAGGCGCAACGGAAGGAATGTCTACTGGTATGTCTTCGGCTGGTAGAAAATTTAACAAGCTTTCTTCAGATGGATTTATAACTTCTTCTATTGAACGCAGGGAAGGATTATCAGCGATACCTTTTTCAGTAACTCTTTCAGCAAAGCCCTCAGCTCCTATGCCAAAATCCCTAGCTAACCTATCACCTGTAAGTTGATTAAATTTATCAAGTCCTTTTTCTCTTAGGTCTTGATAGAAATCACCCATAATATTGGCTTGAACAGCCCCTAATATAGCTCGCTGAGGTATGCCTTCTTTATATGCGTCCTCAGCCGCTTCAAGCCTTTCTACCTCTCGTCCAGCGTATTTTGTGTCACCGTAATCTTGCTTTTGATACTGAGCATCGTAAACACCCCCCAATACGTCTCCAAGCCCCGGTTGGAGGAGGTTTGCTCCAAACTTTATAGCTCCACTTACAAGACCTCTCCTCCTTTTTTCGGCTGCTGCTATTTCTGCTAATTGCTCTAATATTCTAAGCTCACTGTCTCTTTGCCTATCTCTGCTAGCCTTAGCTATTCTACCTCCTAATTGATAATTAGTAGGTTTTCCTGTCATACCGCCACCGTATAATTCCATTAAACTTTTTGCCATATCAAGTCCTCGTAAATTCTATAAAATGCCAAGCGCCTAGTTCTTTTCTGTATAGCCTTAGCTTTCCATCGGGTGTCTTTACAATTCTTTCTTCGCCATCATTGCCAGAATTACTAGCGGGAAACCCTATCTGTAATTTAGCCTTTACACCTTTTGAATTGTATAAAAATCTTTTCTCTCTATCTATTGCCATTATGTTACCCTTTTATAGATAGGTCTATATTCTACAGCTACGTTATTTACTTTTTGTATACTATCACCATCTAAGTCCAGCTGTACTTGAAACGAAGATGCCAACAAAGGAGTTGTAAATGTAACCCTGTTTACGTCTAGGTCATTATTAGTGTCCGATAGTGTGCCTGCATTGTCTACTCCTTGCTTTACACCGCTATCATTTGTAAAAAAATACTTTACGCCATTGGTATTGTCATTATCACTAGCATACTCAACGGTAACTCCATATATCTTTTTTACAATATTAGGTAACCCAAAGTCATCGTCTTTTAATTTTATATCAAAGGTAGTGCCTGCGTCTGGCTCTCCATCGTAAGACACAATCTCATTTGTTCCTAGCCCTAAAGTCATATTGTTGTGCAAGTCTGTAATAATATTAGTCTTTACGCCATCGGCAACAAGGTCCTCAATAAAAGTAAAAGACTTGGTAATAAAGCTGTAAACATAAGCATCTCCGCTTGTACCGCCAGACGCCGCTGCGTCTCTTATGACTACTAAATGTTTATGTGTTGGTTCATAGCCAATCATTGTGTCGTCATTTACAAACCCTGTCCAGTCGCTTTCTATTATCTTATTTTGTAGGTTTGTTATCCTAGAGCCATCATAAAAATACAGTCCATTTTTGTTTACCCAAGCTACTCCAAACTCTGTTTTGACTACAGCTCCATGAAAAGCTACGCCCATATTTTTATTAGAAGATTCTAAGAACCACTGTGTGTCAGAACCACCGCCAACATTAATAATATATAGTGTGTTTTCTTTATATGCCAGTATACGGTCTGCAAAAGCTTCTAACTTTACAAACTCTTCACCGTCGTTTACACCTATATCTAAAAAATTTAACTCAGGAAACGTATCGAACTTATTTATTTCGCTATACCTGATAGTGTCCCCCCTGTTTAACAATATCCCTTCTTCATCAAAGTACTTTACATTGCCAATAAACGCTCTTCTGTTTGAGACAACACTTGTTTGATATTTTTCTCCCGCCGCACCTATACTTATAAAAGATGAGTCTTGGTTAAAGCCGTTGATTGAATCATACGTGTCTAAGTTTGCTGATACGCTTACAAAAGAAGAAAAACCAAATGGAGCACTGCTATACTCAAGCGACCAAAATGTAAATGCGCCATCTATAGTAGGCTTTGTACCTCTTACAAAACTAATTTCTCCAAAAAATATTAAAGGTCCATCTGTATCTTTTTCTCTAAAATAAATTCTGCCTCCTTTAATGTTTCCAGCATATTGAACTCCAGAAACATTTTCAGTAGCCATAACAGTGCAAGTTATGCTATCGTTAGCAGAGACCGTTAGTTCTCCTCCTAAAATATAAGGTAATGATTCTTGATTCCCGTCATATAAAAATGTAGTAGCAAACTCGTAAGTTCCAGCTACGTGAGTGCCGCCAGAGCTAGTAGTAGCAAAGTCTAAATTAAAACCAGTTCCTGCAGCTGGGTAGACTCCATAAGCTTCGCCACCAGAAAAGGTTGCAGAACCTGCTCCAGTTACTAAAGTTGTAGTATTTGTTCTGCTTGCTATAGTGTCAAATGCTGAATCAGTTCCATTAGCAGCTAAATATGTACCAGTATCAAGTTCTGTATCGGTTGAATCTGGAAATGAACCTGAAGTCCCTGAGACTAAACTTGTATCGCTACCACTGGAAACACTCCCTCTCATGCCTACGCTACAAATACCTCTAGTTGGTGAGCTTAAATTAGTATTTAACGAAAAATATCCAGTAGCCCCTGAGTACCCACCAATTGTTTGATTACTACCTGCTTCATTTCTCCACCTGTCTGTGGTTTTATAAAATCCGTATTTTTTTATGGTGGTTGCAGTATTGTTTATGTTCGTATCACAGGCTCTCACAACTCCATCTGCAATATGATATATGACTTTGCCTTGATGACTGCCAGTTACAGCTCCTAAATCTATTCTTTCTGCATAAGAACCAGTGTTATCAGAGCTATCTACTTTTACATTGCCATCGTCTGCCTCTGCAAAGAAGGTTGTAATTACAGAAGTATTGACACCACTACTGTATCCACTTGCCTCATCTAATCTGGCTTGAAACAGACCGTATCCAGCTTGAGTAGCTGTGACGCTGGGGTCTTGATAGTTGGTATCATTATCAGTTGCTTTGCCAGAGGATTTAACAGAGCCAAACTCATCTACAATAACATTGTTAGCTTGCGCTAGTTCGTTATCTTGTATAGAACGGGCGTTAGTCTTTGTGTTTAGACCGCCGTCAAAACGTGTGTATGTCTTGAATTGCTTTGGCATTATTATTTAATCTCAAAGTGTACGAGGTCATCAAATCGGTTGTCTTTGGTCTTGGTGTCTTGGTCCCAGTCTCCACCCCAGCGAATGTTAAGCCCCATCTCCTGAGCAATACCTATAACATATCCCCCAAAATAGTGAAACCTATCACGGTCAGACCAGTCAACAGGATAAGGAGCAACATCAACAGCAATGCTAGGTAATTTATTGTGCTTTCCGTTTGGGTACTTAAGTTTGCTGTTTCCTTTTTTATACGCTTCGTTTTGCTTTTCCTTACCCCTATGACCTTCAATGATGGTGCAGTCGAATCCTTTAACAACTTTTTTAAATAGTTTCTGTAATCGCTCATCGCAAGTCTCCAATCTACTTAAACTTCGTTTGCTAAACCTCGGCATTACTTTCCCTTGATTATACCTTCTAGTAAGTCAGTAACAATATCAACGCACTTTTCAAAGAATATTTGTTCTTTTTCTTCTGACACAAAGGGTATGTCGATTTTTTCATTAATCTTGGTAGCTATCTTTTCAGCCATATCATCGGAACCAAGTTGGTCTACCATTTTGTTTTTGATTGCGTCAGCTTGCATTTCTGCAGCTTCCATAAGCATTTCTTTTAAATTCATTTTACTTCTTCTTTCTCATGGTTTTCTTTTTCTTCTTGACCATTCCACCCGGCATCATCTTCTTTTTACCTTTTTTTACCATACCGCCCGGCATCATTTTTTTCTTCTTAGCTGGACGACCTTTTTTTGAACCGTAGGTTCCTTTTCCCATTGGCATATTATACCCCTTTTATCTCTTTGGTTATTTTGATTACAATGTATATCAATGTTGCCACTGACACCATCATTTGTATTATCATTGGCAGGTTTACCCACCAAACGCTTACTCCTATTGTTCCGTTTCCTATGGCTTTTAGAGTGTCACTCATCATCCTTTACCATTCATCCTTCCCTTTATATAAGACAAGTCATCGGTCACATCATTTAATTCTGATACTATCGCTTCCCTGTGCCTTTGACTTGTCTCATCTGACTTGTTCCAGCGGTCCAACATTTTTAAAACTATGCTTTCCACATTTCCCATCTTTGTTTCTAGCTTTGCGTTAGCCTGCCTAATATCATCTAAGTCTTCGTTCTGCGCTTTCTGGCTTGACATTAGATTTAACACCATATAGCCAAACAAAACTATGACCACACCCATTGCTCCGTATTCAGCATAAGTTTCTAACATTTACTTTTCTTCTTTCTCCTTTGATAAGGATTCTTTAAGAGCGTTGACGAAAGCTCCCTTTCCGAATTGTAATTGCTCTAAGTTAAACGACATGGTCTCTATCTTTCTTGTAATGTCAGCTAAATGATTATATAGTGCTTTCTGTTCATTTGTCATGTCTTCAACCAGATATTCGTTATCGTCGATTTTTAAAACAGCTTTGTTTTCTTTGTTTGCCATTTTATACTCCTATTTTTGTATTATGCTAGAATCTCCTAGCGTTATCTTTATGTCCATTATTAACGAGTCTACCTCAAAGATAGAACGCATTAATTCTTCTTCAATCTCTCTGTGGCTTTTTCCAAAGTAAATATCATTGCAAGCCCAAGCGAATACACACACAAACAGCAGAGCAACAATAACACCATTATAAAACTTACCAGTTCTTCTAAAAAAACTTTTAATAGTCTCATTCATCTTTGCAACTACAACAGCAACAGCATTCACAATTATTTTTTACCAAGGTACACCACTTCCTTTTGTAGCTGCAGGTGGATTTTCTTCTGCATCTATTTGAGCTGCGATATCGTCTTCTATTTGCTTAACTTTTTCTTCTCCTAAAGCAGATTTTACCCATCCAATAACTACGTCTTCTGTTAGGTCATCATACTCAACAAAGTCTACACTTGCCCAAGGGTTTTTAGCTTCAACAGCTGGTACTGCTGGCACAGCTGGTGTTTTCACATCGCCTACTTTAACTGCTTTATCGACAAGCAGAGTGTCTTTATCTGTGTATAAAACTTCTGGAACCTCTGGTATTTCATCTACAGCTTCTACTATTTCTAAATCAAAATTTACAGAGCTTTGATATTTTGCTTGATATTCTTCTTCACCTACACTCTTAATACCAGAAACGCTATAAAGAGCATTGTAAATAACCTTTTCTTTGCTATCTTTTGACAAGTAATAGTCTAATTCATTTATTTTCCATGTTATTGTCATTTTATTCTCCTAATTTTTTTTCTAAATCTTTTACTTTTGCTGATAGCTCTTTTATTGCATTAATGCAAACGCTAACCATTCTTTCATAAAACAAACCCTCAACTTCGCCATCTTCACCATATTCTACAAATTCAGATAAACCTAAATCATGTATATCATCAGCAAGCAAACCAGCATAAGTTTTATCATCTATTTTTTCATCAGCAGAATTATGCATATCTTTTTTTGATTTATATGATACTGGATTCATTTGATTTACTGCATCTAAACCAACTTTATAATCTTTTATATCCTCTTTGTATTTTTTTGCAGATGTTACTCTTAATAAAGAACCACCAGAGTTGATATGTACATTTGCTGCGGATGAAGTAGTTCCAGAATAAACTCCTGGCAAACTTACAAAATAGTTTGTTGCAGTTAATAAAAATGCAGCGGCACTAAGAGTCTGGTCGAAAACTGCGAAATGGTCAACAGATTGACAATTTACATCCCAATCTTGAGCATCATTTTTTAAGCGTAAAGATGCAGATTCATTGGTTCCAGCAGTTAATGTAATGCTTGGAAATGCTTTTGTAATAGAAAAATTTCCACCATTTAAAAAAGAATCACCATTTGTTTTTAATTGAACTGTTGTAGTGCCAGTATTATCATTTGCAAGGATTTGAGAATGATTACTACCATCATTTTGTAGGTGAATAGCACCAGCACCTCCAACTCTTACTCTTAAATTGCCGCCATGAATATCAAGTTTATCGCTTGGGTTTCCACCAATTCCAACATTTGAACCACCTATTTCCAAACCATCTGTTGATGTTTCTAAATAGCTATGCTCTGAACCATTTTTATGAAATTTAATTTGTTTAACTGTTGATGTATCGTCTCTGTTAAGATTTAAAACCCCCCTACTTAGCACTGCACCATTATAATCGCCATCGTCTGTTCCATCTGTTGTTATATGCAAAGCAGAGTTGTGAGAGTGCATAGTCCCATCCGATTTAATACTCCAATATTGAGTTGGGGTTGCAGTGTCGTTTGCTTTCGTTCTAAAATGTATCTCACTACCGTCTTGATTTCCATTGGTGCTGCTTGTATTTTTACGAAATACTATCATTCCCCCTAAGTTCCTATGTCCATCTGCTTGAGAGCTTGAAAAGCCAGTAAAATAAACTGCTGATTCATTAGTGGCAATATCTCCACCACCCTCAATAATAGCTGGTCTAGCAGTTGTACCATTTTGAAACTGATACCTAAAAGAATCAGAGCCAAAAATATCAGTAGCATCTGCATCTCTAGCATCAGCATCTCCAAAGTTTACAATAGGTTTACTTGATGTGCCTCTTACATCTAAGTTAGCGGATGGTGCAGCTCCAATACCAACATCTTTTGCAAACTCAGTTTCAGTTAGTCTAAATACAGCATGAGAAGAAAAGTTACCAGTTGAATTACTCATAATTTTAAATTCATGTGCTGGGTCTGCTCTTAATGACCATAAATCTGCATCATCATCGCCTTGGTCTGACTGAAGCTTTAATTCTGCTAAACCACCCTCATTAGATGCTTTAATTCTAATAGATGGGCTTGAACCCTCTACATGAAGAAGTTCGTTTGGAGAGCTGGTTCCAATACCAACATTTCCATTATTTATATAGCTAACATTTGTGCCAGAGGTTAGCAAGATTTGCGTAGTTCCACTGTCATCAGTTAACGCTATAAATCCATCATGCGTTGAACTTGTTGAATGTCCAAGTTCTACAGAATTTTGACCTCCATCTTCTATAACTAAAATTCTTTCATTAGAACCAACTACCCTTAAACTACCATCGTTAACGTGCAGCGTACTAGCTGGTGAGCTGGTTCCAATACCTACCCTAGCATTTGTACTGTCAACTGTTAATACTGCTGTGCCATCTGCTTGTGATACCTCGAAAGCATTTGTATCATTAGAACCCGGTATAATCTCTACTTTATTAGTAGCTAATTTTATTCCAAATGTTGTGCCCCCATCTCCATCGGTTACAGCTACTAATGTATTTGCATTGCCTCCACCATCAGGCAGTGATAATAACTGTTCGTAACTCGATGCTATAGTTTGTCCTGATAAATCTGCCATAATTTTTTATCCTGTATGTTCTTCCCACTTAACATTGTCTTCTTCCCAGTTAAGTCGGGTAATGTTCCAAATAACGTCATATATTGACTTTAAAAAGTTTAGTCCAGTTCTTTTCCATCCTAAAGGCATATTAAGCTTTCAGCGCTACAATATTAGTAGCAGTTGTTCCTGTTGCGTTTACTGTTGCCGCTCTTATAGGTAACAGTTGACCACTAGCTACATTCTTAAATACTATGTTTGACCCGCTAGATGCTAGGTCTAAACTTATATCGCCTCCCACGCCTATATAAAAAGCTTCAAAAGTAGAACCTAAATTATGGTCAGAACCTCCACTAACTGCAGTAACGGCTAGTGCAGTTCCATATAACATTTTTTCTAAAGCTGCTTGAGATGCTTCTGTTGCAGTCTTTATGTTATTAGTATCAGAATCAATAGTAGTAAGCAATACTTCGTTAGCTGCGTGGTCTACATTTGCAGCAGTTAATAAGGTCTCGATAGCTGCCATATCTGTTTCTATTGCTTGTGTGTCAGTCTTGATATTGTCTAATACTGTATCTATTTCAGTGTTTTTTACAAGAATATTATCCAAAACTGCATCAAATGTATCTATCTTAGAGTTAGTTGATGTTATTAAAACCTCTATCGCTGCAGCATCGGTTTTTATAGCGTCAGTGTCAGCGTCAATACCTGTTAATAGTGTTTCTATCGCTGCGGCATCTGTTTCTATCGCAGTAAGAGTTGTTTCCAATGTATCTAATTTAGTGTTACTGGACGTAATTAAAGTTTCTACTCCATCTACATGACCTATAATTGTTGCCTGATTAGCTGCAGTAGCCGCCCCACTTGGTAGAGCTGCAGAAACAGTATCTACTTGTAAATGTCCATCGCTATCTACCAAAGGAACATAGCTAGTGCCACTACCATCTTTGGCGGTATTAGAGAATACAGTGATAGTATCATTTGCTTTGTCTAGGGCTACATCTATTGCAACGTCCCCACCTTCTGTAGTCAGGGTTACGTTATCAATGTCAACCTTTAGAGCATCCTCACCAGTATTTAAAACCTTGTTAAGTACCTCATGTGTTTGAAATTTTCTGATATCTGCCATAATATTTTCCTTGTTATGTAAAGTCAGCCATCAAGACTCTGCGTGGTCCACCAGTCTTGTCTCGCTTCTGCATTCCATTTCTTTTTACTGATTCGCTAAATTTATTCTCGTGTAGCTGTGCAAGGTTTAAACTCACACTTGCAACGCCACCATCGTTTGTTCTACCTGCTCTGTCTTGATATAATCTTGCTTTAACATAGTCTACAATAGCTGTATGAAACACATTGTCAACATCTGGGGTGTCAGTGATAGCTGTAACAGCATTTGGCTCTGCGTAGTAATGCAGTAGCAATCCATTAGTAACTGCTTCATCGATAGGTTTGTATTGCCCATACTTACTATGATATGTTCCTTCTGAATCACCTTTAAGTGTAACTACAGCTAGGTGATTGCCTTTTATAAACCATGTAATATAATCTTCTGGGTAATTGTATGTACTTGCCATTAGTCTATATCCATTGTTGGTATTTCGTTCTCTAAAAGCCTTGGTATCTTTACGTATGTTCCATCTGAATCCATAAAGTCAACACGATATACTTTGTTTATCTCTACACCAGCGTTACTGTCGCTAAGAGTATACCATTGCTGATTAGCTACAGTGCTAAGTTTTGCATATTCAACTTTAGTATTGTACTTACCCATTTCTACCAATGCTTCGTTTATTAAACTTAAAATATAAGTTTCAGGAGCATCTGGAAAAGCCTGCCTTACTCTAGATATAATCTTTTTTACAGTTAAACTTATAACAGCCATTAGTCAGAATCCTTTCCAAGCATACCTACCTGTTTCCAAGTTTTTGTTTCAGATTCCCAGTTACTAACTACACCTGCCCAAGAGCCAGATAGTGTTGCGCTAGGGCTAGTATTTAGAGCAACTAAAGTAGAGCTAGGGCTAGTGTTAAGATTTACTAACGTAGCACTCGGAGATGTGTTTAAGTTTACAAGAGTAGAGCTGGGGCTAGTATTTAGCGTTACCAATGTAGCAGATGGAGATGTGTTTAAGTTTACCAGTGTTAATGACATCATGCGCTCCTTAATAGCTGTATACCTTTATCGTAGTCAGCTTGTAGTTTTGCCTGTTGTACTTGTGCATTTTGAAACTTCTGAGCATTGTTTTGAAAGTTTTGTACGTAAGTTTGTACTTCTGTATTTACTAGCGCAGTATATCTATTCATCTCAGCTAAGAACTTTTGTATTATATCATCATTATTTTGTATTGTAGCTTGCAGTGTTTGAGCTGCATTTTGCAATGCTAATACTTGGTCTTGTGATTTATTAAACTTGCTAACATCTGTTGCTTGAGCTGCTTCTTGTTGTGCGTCAGCTGCGTCTATCTGGGCTTGTCTTAATGCTTTTTGCAAGTCACTGTTGTGTTTTGCTAACTCTGCTTGCACATTTGCTTGATACCTAGTATTCTCTTTATTAAACTCATTTAATTCGTTTTGTATATCTATTTGATGTGCTCTTAACAATTCCTGTTGTTTTTGCAAGCTAATTGCTGCCATTTCAGGGTCTTCACTAGCAATAAAATCATCAAACCCTAAACTAGATTCTGTTCCCGCTGAAGTATCAGAACCAGCTAGCTGTGCAAAATCTACTGTTGAGGATGGCTTAGTATATGTAGGTACGTCGCCACTAATATCTGCCTTAGAAACCGTAGCTACTGTTATTGCACCTACAGCTGAACTAGAAGCATCTGCATTTGTTGCTGCTGAATAGCTTACAGTTCCTATACTGGGAGCGCTAGGCGCAGACGCTGATATGCTCAAATCAGATTCTACTAATCCACTCATGTTTTGTTGCAATGCTTTTATAGCCGCATAAGTGGTAACTAAGTATTCATACTCATCAGGAAAGTTTGTTATGGTATGTAAATTGCTTGCATCTAAAGGAGAAAGCTGGCTATAAGTAGGAACTGAAACCATTAAACCATTTCCATTTGGGAATATATTTATTTTTCCATCTTGTATGTAATATACTGGGTCTGTATCGGTAGCAAACTCCATGTCAGATGAATCTTGAACCCTTCCTCTTTTATAAGCAGGTATCTGTCTACAAGGTTGGTCTATTGTTCCATCGTTTTTAAGGACATACAAAATCTTATGACCTTCTGAGGTAGTAGTTCCGTCCACAACAGTCGTCTCTTCTGCTATTCTTTCCAGCACAGGTCGAGGCATAGCGTCAATAACTTGATTAGCACCTTCTGTTATAAAGGTATCTAATGCGGTTTCATCGCTAAAAGTGCCAATCAAATCAACGACTTGTGCACTAAATGTTGCCACTTATTTCTCCTCCCTTTGACTCTATGTCTTCTGCCATAGACATTGTTTTAAAGTTAATAAGGTCCTTGCGTATAGCAGTTGCAAAACGACCATCCCTTACAATTGTGGCTGTACTATACCTAGGAGCGTGCGCTCTTTTGCCACACTCTCTACAATAAAACCATCCATCTTTATTCTCAGCTTTACAATGCTGACAACGCATTAAGTTCCTCCAACAATTAATGTCATAATTCTATCACCATTTAACTGTGTATGTGTGATAGATAAAACTTCATTATTGGTAGAATCTAAAGTAGCTATGTAATCCTTGATGTCTCTTGCCATAGTTCCTACTGCGCCATCTTCTTCTCCGGGGTTTCCGGGATGTATCATAACTTTTACTTTTATATTACCATAAGCAGCCATAATTACTCCTGTTTTAAATTTTTAGGATATTCGGGGGCTACTCTTTCTCAGTAACCCCCACAGAATCCAAGTCTGTTACCCGTATTGTTTAGGGTTATGAAGTGGTTAATGCGTCATCAATACCTGACATCGCTTCTGCTAAGTATTCACCACCAGCGTACATTATGTTAATGTAGTCACCTTTTTGTGCTGAAGTACCAATTACGATGTTAGATACTTGTGTACCTGCTGTTGAGTTAGAAGCGTTACCACCGGGGTCTTTCATCACTAAACTAATGATTGCACTACCTGCAGCTATAGTTATAGCTCCTGTTGGGGTTTCTTCCTCTACAATAAACTTGTAGTGAATACCATCAACTCCGGATGAGGCAGTAGGCAATGTGATAGCGTAAGCTCCATCTGCTGAACTTAGCATGAAGACCTTACCACTATCAGCTGCTGTTAGTGTGCGAGCTACGGTGATTGGTTCTATTTTCTTTAGAAATCCACCTTTACCACTATTCTTTTCTCTTGTTGCGGCTCTCATTATTCATTACCTCCTAGATTATGGTGCTGTGTAAGCAGATTCAAAGTTGAACAATGCGTGTGCTTCTGGTAAAGAAACTTCTAAACCAGCTTCAGTCAATACCATATCTTTACGTAGGTCTTCATCAGCAGACTGCACATTAGTCATAATGTGTGTGTCTCTGTTTACACCGTTACCAATCAAAGGTCTGTAAGCAACTTGGTCCAAGTCAACCATAGCCATAAATCCAGCAGCAAAACCTCTAAATAGAGGCTCTTTTACTAGGGTTAGGTCGCCGTGAATAGTTTCTACCTTGACCACTTTATGCCCAAAAGAACCTTTCTCTTGCGACATTAAAGGATTAGCAGCAGAGTGTACTGAAGATAGGAAAGTATTAGAGCTTGCCATCTTATTAAAGAATGTGATTACAGGTAGTGAACATAACGCAAGTTTTGCGCCAGCTCCACCACGTGCAGGGTCAAAAACAACTTCTAAGTCAGCAAGTAACGCATCGTAAGTAAACTGTGCGTCTGTACGAGTTGAGAAGTATGATTTATCTTCTGTGTAATCTAACTGAGCATTATCTTTAATCTGTGACTGTGAGTTCTTGATAATACTTCCAACAATACCGTCAGAGTAAGAGATACCGTTTACGATACCACCTTGACCGAAGAGCATAGCTCTTTCAATATCGACTTTATGCTCACGCAACTTTAAGTTCCAAATTCTATCAAACTCACTAGCATATCCACGATATACAGTAGCTCTTGCTGTGTTGGTTAACTCACAAGCAGTTTTAAAGATTTGACAGAATCCAACACCATTATCTAAATGCTTTGAAAAAGAATCTGGAGAACCAGTTCCTTCTTCAAATGCACTACCAATAATAGTACATAAAGTCTGGTCAGCAGCAGCGGTGGTTGAACCAGTGGCTGCTGATATTGTGCGACCAGTAAATGTGCTTGTGTCTCCGGTATCTACTGGAGCACTTTCGATTCTAACGATTGCGGTTTCTGGCTCATTAGTTGAGGCGTTAGTTTCACCAACAGCAAAGACCATTCCTTTAATTAGAAAGTCTACTGAGCCTTGTGAAGTTCCTGCAGTTTCAACAGTATAAGTTAATGTATTGCCTGCAGCTGGTACAGTGTGAGCGGCTGCTAAACGAAAACTTCTATCTGTCATATCGATTTTGTTTCTGTCTTTTAGCCATCTAAACTGTGGGTCATCTGTAGGGACTTTGGCTACCTTGGATAAGTATACAAAAAACGGCGATTCTTCTGGAGCGAGGTCTGCTACTCTATCACTAAAGTTAAACAGTCGTCTCGAAGGAATCGTGCTGTCTATAACTGCACCGGGGTCTCCAACCTTTAGAGGATGAGGATTATTGAATGTTGACATTTGTCATTCCTTCCATTATGTGATTAATTAAAGGACGCTTGTACGACTCCCAGCATTTACAATATTATCCCATACTTGATTTTCTGCACTCTTTGGTGAACTTGGTGCACCACCTTGAAGTACGCCAGCTGTTCTGGGCTGTTGTTGGGCATTTTGTACTGCTTGGGCTGTCTCTGGAGCGTTACCTTTGTTTTTTACATCTCTGAATAGCTTCACAAGATTAGATAACCCTACAGATTCTTTGGGCTGAGTAACAAACCCCATAAACTCTTGAACGTCTCCGTCCGAAAACTTATAAGTGTTTCTAAGCTCATTGACTGTATTGTTATAGGTTATTTCTTCTTGCATCTGTCTCTTTTGTTGCGCCATCGCATTATCTACAACATCTTTGGCAAGCTGCATCTCTTGATTTAGCCTGAACTTAAAAGATGGTGATTCTGGACTGTAATACGCATCCCAAGGGTTAAAGTCTTCCGGTTTCAGAGCCGGTTGACCTTGTTGTTGCTGTTGTTGTGGCTGTTGTGGAGCGTTGATATTTTCTTGAAGCATATTTACCAAATCAGGTCTTTGCTCTAGTAATTGTCCAAGAGGCTCAAACTTACGTAGCTTTTCATTCTCTGCGATTGATTTATCATACATAGATTGAAACTTACGTGCTTCTACCTCCCATTCGTTTACTGGAGTTGTTTCACTTTCTACACTAACCTCTGGAGCGCTGTAATCTACAGCCTCTTGTGCAGGTTGGTCAGCTTGTTGCTCATACTGAGCGTCTGTTTGTTCTCGTACTTCTTGTACTATATCAGCGCCACCATCTACCAAACCGTCAGCAGTTGATGTAGCCTCTACTTGTTGATTATCCATTATATTCCTTTCAGATGTCTCTAAGCTTCAGGAGCAGAACTAGCGTCTTTTCTAACGTTCGCTAATTTCTCCGCTTCGAGCTTCACCTTTGATTGTAGGTTGTTTAGTTGAACTCGTCTATCAGCTTTGGCGTCCGCAGAGATATCTTTCAATCTAGTCTTGAATTTCTCGACTTCGACTTTCTTTCTATCACTTATGGACTCCCTTTGGGCAGTCTGGAGGTCGCCCTCCAAATTCTTAATTTGCTCGGTCATTGCAGCAATCTGTCTTTGTAATAACTGTCTTTCTTCTGTTCTTCTCATTACACCTTCCTTGTCAAATATCTCAGGATTCTTTTTAAGAACCTCTGTTCTGTCTACGATACCCATTCTAAACGCTTCCATGTATACACCAAGCTCTGCATACTTGTTGGTTGGTAGAGTGGACCCGGGCTCAATCCTGACGTCATGCTGTTGTAAATTATGTTTTTCTTTTTTGATATCCAGTATTGCTCCTACCTTTTTATCGTACATATTGATAGTTGCTTCTGTAATATCGTTGTTGGCTTCATTAAGCCTAAAAATCTTTTTATATGTATAGTGACCTTTAGATAGATTATATAATACCTGTCCTAGTCTATTGATACTAAACTCTATATCTCTTAGTTTTGACTTTGGTCTTTCTGAACCTAGAGATATCATTCTTTCTGTAGCTCTTACTGTCTCTGGTGCTTTTTCTGCAAACCCGTGCATCATCTCAGGTAATCCAAATGTAAAGTCAATATAGAACTCACACTGCTGTATCAATCTATAAAACTCAGAGGATAATGGCTGAGGCGCTGGGAAGTGTGGCTCACCTTGCGTGCTGTCTACTTCTATGACTGCGTTTGGATTTGCCCAATCTCTTTCTAACTGACCAAGGTCTTCTACACTTCCTAATGGGACTAATAGCTTTAATCCTCCTGACGCTTGTGCGTGTGATAGTGCTAATGACCATAATTTATTTAAAAGCCTTTGCATAGGTCTTGCCCTTGATACATCTGACTTTGGATAAGGGCTTTCTGTAAATACATTTGGAAAAGGTATGATAGGGTAGTGGTCGGTATTTAATATAGTTTCATAAAGAACTATTTGACCAATACTGGCACAAACCTTTACTCTAGTTTGTCTAACTGGTATAACTTCATACTGACCCGCTTCTATCTGTTCTCTATTATTTTCAATAAACTCTGCATACTCAGGTTCACTCAGAATTACTTCTTCACCGTTTTGCATATCTATAACACGGTAAAAGCTAACTTTAACTTTGTAAAATCTTTCTAGTATCTGATACTTTTGTCTTTCATAATAGTCTAAATCTTTAACTTCAGAAGGAGTAAATATCTTTTTATTATTAGCATTCATAGCGTCAGGATAATCTTCTTCAATGTAAGTTTCTAAATCCTGTATAATGCCAGTTTGCATTTCTCCAGTCTCTGGGTCTTCTTGTTCTCCTAATTCAGGGTAGAGGTTGACGACCTGCTCACCAGTGAGTATCGTGGAAAGGATAATGCTTTCAGCATCATCGAACCAGCGGTTTCGGGTGTTAGGAGAGGCATATACTCGAAAGGGATTGACATAAGTGAACTTGACATCACCTCTACCAAAATCTGACTCTGCATCTACATACGCATACAAGTAACCTAATCCTGTTGTAGCGTAGTCATGTATTGCATGCTTTAACTGATAGTCACCATTTGAGTTACCCCAGATATATCCCATGATAACTCTCCATAAAGAAGCAATCTTTACATCAGAATCTTCTCTAGGTGTCATAGTAAATGCTGGAGAACGTGAAGTTAAAACAGCTTTAAATTTTTCAATAGCTGGTCCAATCCTATCCATTGGAACGTCAGCTTGGTTTCTTGATTGTAACTCATCTACCTCTTCGTTTGTGTAGTGGTTACCATGAAAAAAATCTATGTCAAAACGAGCTTCTGTATCCCAACTTTTTCTAGAATCCCTGTACCTACGGTATAGCTCTTGGTTATAATCCGCTCTTTTATCTTTTTCCAATACCATTAAGTAGGCTCGTTTGCTAATCTTTGTACTAACAATCTATTTACTAATCCTTTTAAATTGGGATTCAAAGCACTTGGGCTAACTGCATTTTTCTTTAGCATAGAACTTTGCTTTTTTGATAATGGAGTTTCTATTCCGTATACCGGCAAAATAGCTTCTGATAGCTTTGGAACTACCATAGCTTCTGCGCCTGTCATTCCATTTTCCATCATAGAAGAATAGACATCTGGTTTTAAGGGAGCTACTCTTTTGTCGTTAACCATAGCTCCCATTAAATTATTACCAGAAATCATACCCCCATCTTGCATCCTTGGTTCCTTAGATTGTTCTACTCTTTTTTTAATCCTTTCAAGCTCTTCTTTTATAGATTGTTCTGTAATAGTATCACCTGTAAAAGGATTGACTTCTATAACCAAACCTTTTAATAGTTCATCTAAATCGGAGTTTTTTTGTCGCATTTCTTTTTGTTTTCTAGGCGCTGGCGGACCAAAAAACTGAGGTCCTCTCATGCCTACTGGCTGTCCTGAGCCAAATAAACTTTTTTCTTCTTGAGGTCTCATGTCCATTTTCATTAAAGTGTCCATAGCCGCTTGTCTTAAATTTTCTATACCAACATTGTCTAAGACCGACATGGCGTCTTTCCTCATTCCCCTAATTGTATTTAAAGAAGGAAGAAGCTGTCCACCGTCTTGATAGGACATAGGCATCTTACCCCCACCTTCATACATCATTGGTGGCATATTATTACCCATTCTTTGCATGGGGCTAAGATTCATAGCTGGATTCATAGGCATCTGCATCATAGGTTGTTGCATTCCAACCATACCACCAACTTGCATTTGATTCTTCATTGACTTGGCAATAGCCATTCCTCTTTTCTTTTCATACTCAGATATCTTGCCATCCTTATTCAAGTCAGACTTTTTCTTGTCAAAACCAGTGCCTTGGTTAAACATTCTGCGGCTATGAAGAGGACCGCCATCTTGATATTGAATCATATCTCCTTGTTGATACATAGGAGTTTTTGGCTCAACCATGCCTCCACCGGGCATCATCTGGGTGCTGGCACTGGCAATAAGTGCATCTATGGCACTATGAGCGTTTTGAGCGTTATTAGCATTATTCATCTGCTCCATACGCCCAATATTATTTATTTGTTTGATTAGAGGCAAGAAGTCCTCGGTTGCCTCTTTATTGATAATGAACTCTCCACCTTCTAGTTCTACATCGGGACCATTAGCAACAGAAGCTTGTACTCCTCCGTCACTATGGGATGGTCCTACGACTAGACCTGAATCAGGAAACATCATTCTGCTTGTACTTGCCATTTGGTATGTGGTCCTATAGCTTGATTATTATAACAGAAATCTTCTATCGGGAGAATATAAAAACAAATATTGTAACTAACAATAGCTTATTTTATGTTCTTGCCCCTGTCATCCAATTGTACTTTTTTAACTTAGGAATCAGTCCTTCTTTTCTTTTCTTTCCCTTGAATCCCTTTTTAGATGTAGCAGCTGACTTAGGTGCCCTTGCAAAGTAATCTGCATAATAAAGAGCATCCATAATATCATCGTTCCTAGGTTTGGGGTGTTCAAAGAACTCATCTACTATCTCTGTCATTTCCCTTCGTATATATAACTTCTTTGAATTAACAATAGGTCCTAGTGTTGTTTCTAGCCTATCTGCCTTTTTAATCCTACCGGGTGGCTTAACACCTTTGAAGATACCGGGCATCAAACGTTTTTCCTGCGCACTCATACGAGTTACCATGTCTCTTACCATTTCTTGTGCTGCCACTGTTTCTATCGTTACCCTTTTAACTGGATTATATTTTTTTGCTATATCTATAATTTTTTGTGGCACATCAAATGTAGGGATACGCTCTCTAAAATACTCTAATACATAACGATTTGAGCGTGAGTCTATGCCCATGACCAGTATTACCTGATAGTCAGAGGTCTCACTAGCTGTCGCTGCAAGGTCTACACCTATGTAAAGATTAACAGGTATCATCTCATCGTGCTCTGCTATGTAATTAAATCCATTGATATACTTTCTTTCACCAGCAAAGTATTGTATTCTGTCTATTTTAAATGACGCATTGGATATATCTCTAGCATCATTCATATACTCCTGAGCAAACTTATTGACCAATCCCGCTTCTATAAACTCTCTTTTCTTTGATTCTAGCTTTGATAGTGGGAACTGCTCAGACCATAAAGGCTTACCGTCCTCTATTGCTCTATGAAAAAATACTTGCCAAGGATAGCTACGATTATCTTCTTTTGCTTTTTTAAATCCATCATAGGTCATCTGCAAGAAACTATCATAGTGCACAATCGTGCCAGAAAGCCATATCCAGCCTTCATTACCCGGGGATTCTTCAAGAGCTGGGTAAATCGTTGATACCACCCATCTTTTAATATCTGCACGTCTTTCTGGTGTCCTTGTATTTAGTTCTGATTCAAAGTCATCAAGAATTATGCCAGTATACCTTACATCAACCTCAGCTCTACCACGAAGTCTTTGACTTGTTCCCTTGGCTATAATCCTATCTCCCTTTGGAGTAACCAAGTCTTTTTCTGTCCATCTTTTACCAGCAGAACCACCATCCATATTTCCAAAGTAATATTTTATTGTTTTGTTCATCTCTAAATGATGTCTAATATATTTTAAGTGGTCTATTGCCTGACCCTGTTCTTCAGATACCCAAGCAATAAAGTTTTGAGAATCTTTGCCGGAAAAACATAGCTTGTGTAAGATAGCAGCTTTAGACAGTATTGACTTGCCAAAGCCTCTGGGGAGGATGATACATATACGTTCTCCCGGCTGAGTTGATATCATTTTCTTGGATATCGTATAATGGTATGTGGGTGAATTGCTTTTATTTAAGAAATCATTTGGTAAGAATGCTCTACCAAAATAAACTAAATCATTATAAGCTTTAGAAAGAACTTCGTCTTTCCTTGCCATTTCGTCTGGAGATGGGTTAATATTAAAACTATTTTTTTGCTTTAACTCTTCTATACCCACCCTTGGGTCCTAACCTTTTCTTTTCTTCCATATTTAATGCGATTGCTACGGCTTGGTACATAGGATACCCTTCATCAACTAACTTGGATATCTTTTTATTTACTCTTCTGTTACGAGGTTTAGACATTACCACTTGACTTTATCTGCCCAGAATGCTGCAGACATTTTGCCTTTTGCTATATTTTTTTTATGACGTGCTTTAAATGACTTTCTTTTCATAGTAGTGGCACGTGATTCACCCTTTTTTGGTTTACCAGCAGTCTTAGCGCCTTGTTGTCCAAAGCGTATGGTCTTAATCTTTTCACCTTCTTTAGCAACCACTATGTGTGATTTAGTAGGATGATTAGGTGTTCTTTTAGGTTTATTAAATCCAGTTACCCCTGCTTTTGCAAGCCTAGGGTCTTTTTTTCTTGCCATGTGATTTCCTTATTGCTGCCTTACCTGCCTTAGCTATATTAGCCTGAGTTGTTTTGCCAGCTACTTTAGCTCTTTGCTCTAGAACCGTTAATATTTGTATTTTTCTAGCAAACGGCTTTTTAATACGCTTTACTTTTGCTACAGTAGCTCTAGCATCAGCCGGTGTAGCAAATTTAATTCTAACGGTATCCTTGGGGTTCTCATCGGTATATAACCTACGACCTGTACCCTTTGGTTTTTTACCAGTGCCCTTTTTAGGGTCTCTTTTTCTGCTCATCGTTTTTTGCGTCTAGTCGTAGTCTTTTTCTTTTTATATGTTCTTACTCTTCCACCAGCTTTAGCTTTTAAAATGTCAGCGTCTGCTTTTCTTGCACCACCCTTGCCAGTTGCAAAGCTTCTTACTCTACCAGCAGCCCATTGATGCGCAGAAACCTTAGGTCTACTACCCTGCGAATAGTACGCCCCCAAACCACGTGAGTAGACCTTGCTTAACTTAGCTTTTGACATACCAGAGCTTTTTGCGTATTTATTTATAACCGCTGCTTTTCCACTAGGCATTTTTGCTTTTGGTTTTGCGCTTTTTCTTTTTACGCCCATCTTCACTCCTTTCTTTTGATATACGGTCGTAATCTTCTGCAGTAAGTTGACCTGCTGCATACAGTTTTTTAGTCTCAATAATTTCAGACTCTCTTACCATTGGATTACTTGCTCCTTTAACGTATTTCTTGGGTACGCCTCTTTTAGTCTTAGGTACCTTTTTAAATTTTCTCTTTGGCATAGTTGTTTTATTTACCAACCATTCTCTTTGCTTTATTATGAGACTGTGTAAAGGTTTTACCTTTTCTCATTTCATTAGCCATGAGATTTAAATGTTTTTTAGTATGATGTACTTTATGTTTTTGCATTTGTTTTTTCTGTACAGCAGTTAATCCTTTTAGATTTACATTTTTTAAATTAGTAGCCATTATGTATCCTTTCTAGTTATTTTTATCTTATAAGTTAACTTTCCCCAGTTTATTGTAGTTGGATACTTCCAGTATTTATTTAGAAGCATTTTCTGTTAACATTCCTGTTTCAAATGCTTTTAACTTATCTTGAGAGAATCCTTTAAATTCTTGTATCAGTGCTAGTGACTCTGTTTTCTTTTCTGTAGATAATAACCCTGCTATCTTCATTAGCGTTTCTAGCGCTCTTAGTTTATCAGAATCTCTAGCATCTTTTTTATCTACTATATCTTTTGCTTGTTCTAGTAGATATGTTTTACTGATACCAAGGTCATCTAATATTTCTTCGATTTCTTTGTTGACCAATGTTCTAATCCTCTTTTGTCTTAATAGTATCCTAGCCCTTTCAAGTGCATATTCCTCGTTGTTAGTATCAAACGAATGTATATATGCGTCTTTTTTATCTATGCCTTGTGCAACTAGCTTGGCAAAATATCTTTCTTTTTCAGTTATATATTTATGTCTACCACTACCAAAGCGGTTAATATCTTTAGCAGGGTCTCCTTCTAGCTTTTGCTTACCGTTTGTATATTTGAGACCTAGTAATGTTTTAACAACTGTCTGTTTGCCTTTATAAGCAGTGCTATTGATAGTGCTCTTTTTAATTATGCTAAGTATTTGCCCATCATCAGTAATGGTCCATTCACCTTCTTCTGCGGTGCGCCAGTCAGTGTTAATTTTTTCTTTGGGGTATTTTTTGCGAAACTCTTCCTCATTATCAAATAAATGATAATCCACGCCTTTGATTGTCTTAAGATACATTATGCCTTAGCTTCAATCTCAGGGTTAGGACCAGTAACAAAGTCTATTAATACCGGGGTATCCATCTCATCTATGACCATTAGTATTTCCATCATGTATTGGTGGTCACCAGTATCAATGAACTTCTTTGATAGGCTTTTTAAATAATCTATTGCAGGTCCTAAATCAAGTACTTCTATACGAGGTTCTAATTCCATGGCAGTAATATAATCATAGAATATAGTATTCAACAAGTAATTAAAATAAGTGTTGACAGGTATAGTGTTTTTACTATAAATTTCAACTGTTGGTTGAGAGGAACAATAATATATTAATATATTAATATTATATTATTAATATTAAATAATATTATTAATATTAGATAAAT